CGGAAAACACCAAAGTTTCGATGAGTTGTTACATCGTCTTTGATGTCCCGCCTGTCGGATACACAACCGCGGAGCAGCTCGCCATTTATACTGGATTCAAAACCCAGTTCACGGCGACTTCGGATACCCTCATCACCAAGCTTCTTGCTGGTGAGTCGTAGAGGGCCTGATGTTCGGCTTCGTATGACACTATATCCCCAGTCTATGCAGACCGGGAATAGAACTGTCACTCGAGCCGAGCATGCGTTGGATGACGCGACTGATGACGCTGGAGGAATCACTGTCAATATCCGCCTTGGCTGGAGAGCCATGGTGGCGTTGTCGGTGATATCCCTCCAAGTCATCTATGCCGCTTTCGGTCCGGCCAAGGGGACTTTGACGTCCCTAGCCCGATACGTTGGCGTTAGTTGAGTCATCCGTGGTACCATATGGTGCCGCCCTATGATCCCTATTCCAGGAGCATTCTCCGATCTGGAGAAAGGAGCCAAAGATGCTGAACGCATCCTGGGTTTCCTAGAAACGGAATAGTGGCGACTGTCATAAGACTATGGATCGTGGCAACCTCAAATGAGGAGGAACACGTGAAAAGCCTTATGTCACTCTGGTCCCGAATAGCCGAGGAATCGGCTATTCTCTGTCGCACGAGCGCCACTCGAGACATTAAGACCGTCTCGAGTAGGTTCGAACATGAAGGGTTGTCGTTTTTGACGATAACCCTGCCGGACCTTGGAAAGTCATTTGAACAATGGCTTAACCAGGGAAAGGCCGGTATCAATCCCTCTTTCAAAGTTGAAAGAGGAAGAAGTCTCCCCCGATTTCTCGGAGGTTTCTTCAACCGTGTGTTCGACCCTGCTAGCGGCGCGTTGCTCGACGATCCTTGCATCGAATCCGTGATTGCCATTCGCCAATTAACATTGGTGTTTGGTAAGCTTAACCTTCCTTGCACGAATGCTCGGAAGGCAGACGCGATGCGCGAATACGTCGAGTGTGAGAAGGATGTCCGGCAATCAGATACAAAGATCACGGAGGAAATGTACCGTGACTTTGTTCGAGTATCTGATTTGCTGTTTCGTGATGTATTCACTCGTATGGATCGTGAGATCTATTACGATAGAATCATCCCGAGGCATGGTCCAGGCCACGTTGCAGATCGTCTTACCTCTAATGGTAAGTATCTGAATCGTACTTGGACCAGTCGACTTGAGAGTATGTTTCCTGCTCTCAAGTACCTCGTACCAAACCTCCATTTTCTGGAGGAATTGGACGAGGTGAACATCCTCGAACCCGGTTCTGAAATTCCCGTGAGGGTGATTTCAGTTCCTAAGACGTTGAAGTCGCCAAGAATTATCGCGATTGAACCTGCTCATATGATGTATATGCAGCAGGGGATTTTGCGATGTTTTCTTGAATCTTATGAGAGGGATGAACTCCTCCGTAAGATTATCGGCTTTGATGACCAAGGACCTAACCAGTTCTTGGCACGTCAAGGATCGGCTGATGGCCGAACCGCTACACTCGATCTGAGTGAAGCATCCGATCGCGTCTCCAATGAGCTCGTTAAGAGAATGATGGCAAAGTGGCCCTGGCTTGCTAGGGCTATCGATGCTACACGCTCGAGACGGGCTGACGTAGAAGGCCATGGTGTTATACCATTGGCCAAGTACGCGTCTATGGGTTCAGCGCTGTGCTTCCCGGTTGAAGCCATGGTCTTTACGACCATGATTTTCCTCGGGATAGAACAGTCGCTCAACGTGACGCTATCCAAAAAGCTCATAAGAGAGCTTAGCGGAATGGTGCGTGTCTACGGGGATGATCTGATTGTCCCCGCGGACCATGTGCGTTCCATTGTCAAGGTGCTTGAGTCTTTCGGATCTCAAGTTAACCCTGCCAAGTCTTTCTGGACCGGTAGGTTCAGAGAGTCTTGTGGGAAGGAATACCTTAATGGGCAGGACGTATCAATCGTCCGTGTCCGGCAGGCGTTACCTTCCACAATGGCAGACGCGACTGGTGTTATTGCGACTGTTGCCCTTCGTAACCTGTTCTATGAACATGGTTACTGGATGACGGTTCGCTGGCTGGATAAGGAACTACGAGGAGTATTGAAATACTTCCCTGTAGTTCTGCCAGCATCACCGGTGTTGGGCAGGGTATCATTCCTTGGGTATGAAACCCAAAGAATGCACCCCAGCCTTCATAGCCCACAAGTTCGGGGCTATGTAATGAAGGCCAAAGCCCCCAGCGATAAACTGGGGGGTACTGGTGCCCTACTTAAGTGTTTGCTTAAGCTGGAATCACAGAATCCAAAAGGAGTTGTTGAGAGTTATCTCAACTTAGCCTCCTGTTCTGCTTCTGGCACCGATCCGACAGACGATGGTTCTTCCTTCGTCCTCGGGTCTTCCTCGTGGGTACCACCCATGAGCCAAGATGAGCAACACTTAGAGCGTTCTGGACGCCCCAAGGTCGTCAGCCTAAAACCTGGGTGGTGGTCTCCGATTTGATCGGAGCGAGGAGTGGTCATTATTGGCCCTCCTGTAGGGGGGAACCTTCGGCTGGTCTTCTGAAAGAAGACGGCAACCGTTGGTAGAAGTGGAAGCGTTGCTTCCCTTCTCCCCGGCACGTTTTGGCTGATCAGGCCTTGCGTGTCAGCGGTTCGGTTCCTT